TGACATTGCCGAACGATTGGCGTCCGCGCGATTATCAGTTGCCTGTCTGGAGATATCTCGAGCGGGGCGGCAAGCGCGCGGCGATTGCATGGCACCGGCGCGCCGGGAAGGACGATCTTGCGCTGCACTGGGCCGCGTGCGCGGCGATGCGCAGGACCGGCTCGTACTGGCATATGCTTCCTGAGGCGGCGCAGGCGCGAAAGGCGATTTGGGATGCGGTCAATCCGCGAACCGGACGCCGGCGGATTGACGACGCATTTCCGCCGGCGTTGCGCGAACTGACGCGAGAGAACGAGATGTTCATCCGTCTTCACGGCGGTTCGACATGGCAGCTGGTCGGTTCTGACAACTTCCATGCGCTTGTCGGCTCCCCGCCGGTCGGGGTTGTTTTTTCGGAATACAGTCGCGCCGATCCAGGCGCATGGGCGTATTTGCGGCCGATCCTCGCTGAAAACGGCGGATGGGCGATCTTCATTTCCACGTTCCTCGGCCGCAATCATCACTTCGATCTGGTGCGCAACGCGATCGAGTGGCCTGATTGGTTCGGTCAAATTTGTTCTGCGGACGAAACCGGCGTGTTCACGACTGAGCAGCTTGCGTTGGAGCGGGCGGAAATGATCGCCGCGCACGGCGAAGAAGAAGGAGATGCGCTCTACCGTCAGGAATACCTCTCTGATCCTTCGGCGTCGGTCATGGGCTCTTATTACGGTCCGCAGATGGCGAAGGCGGAAAAGGCCGGGCGGGTGACGAATGTGCCATATGAGCGGTCCGCGCTTGTTTATACGGGATGGGATTTAGGCGCGAACGACGTGACGGCTATCTGGTTCGCGCAGGTCGTCGGGCTTGAGCCGCGCGTCATTGACTATTATCAGAACAATAATCAGGATACGGCGCATTACGCCGAAGTCCTGAAGAAGCGCGGTTACGCTTACGGCGGGCATTTTCTCCCGCATGACGGCGGGAACCGGACGATACATGCGAACTCCAGCGTAAAGCAGATTTTGAAGTCGCTTGGGCTTGAGAATGTGTATGTGACGCGGCGCGCCAGAGACGAATCGCAGCTTCTTGCCGACATCAACGCCGCCCGTGGGCTGATTGAAAAGGCGATGTTCGACAGGACGAAGTGCGAGCGCGGCCTTGATGCGTTGCGGAATTACCGGCGCGAATGGGATGATGATTTGCGACAGTTTCGACGAACGCCGCGCCATGACTGGGCGTCAGACGGCGCGGACGCATTTCGGACTCTTGCGGTCAACTGGTCCAGGGTTGAGGGCGAAACGGCGATCGGTTTTGACGCGATAGACCGCTGGCGGGATATGGCGGTTGCGTGATGGCGGCGGCGAGACGAAGGCTTACTGACGCCGACATTCTCCAGATCGTAAAGGCGGAGCGCGCAAACTCTCTGGGCGAGGGCGATGAATTGTCGGAGGACCGCGCGCGCTCTTATGATTACCTTTTTGGAAAGGCGCATGAGGGCTACCTTCGCGCCGATCTCCCGCCGGATGACGGTCAGTCGGCGGCGGTGTCGTCAGATATCAGCGACGCCGTTGAAACGGTTCTGCCCGACCTTATCGAGATTTTCACGGCCGGCGACGATGTTATCGAGTTTCGCCCGCGCGGCCGCGAGGATGAAGAGCAGGCGAGGCAGGAGACGGATTACGTCAATTACGTTTTCAATGAGGAAAATCCCGGATGGATGATCCTCTACGAAAATTTTAAGGACGCGCTGATTTCAAAGACAGGCTTGTTCAAGTGGTGGTGGGAGGAATGCGAAGAGTGGGAAGAGTTCGTATTCGAAAACAAGACGACTGAGGAATGGGCGCTGTTGAGGCGCGAGTTTCTCAAGGGCGATGTTGAAATAGCCGATGTTGACGAAGATGACGTCGCGCCCGATCCGCAGACAGGGCTTTACACGGTCCGCGCGCGGCGGCGGACTGTCTACGGAAAGGCGCGCGTCGCGACTGTCGCCCCTGAGGATTTCCGGATTGACCGGAACGCGACTGCGATCAGGAACGCCACATGGTGCGCGAACCGATCGCGGATGCGGGCGTTTGAACTGATTGAGCAAGGGTTCGATGCGGAGAAGGTGGCGACGCTTCGCGACTTTGACTCCTCGTCCTTTCAGAATGAGGACCGTCGCGCGCGACGGTTTGAGAATGACGATCAGGCGGACAACCCGACCGCTCATGAGCATGACATACTTCGCCGCGTTGAAATCTGGGAATATCACATCTGGCTTGACGAGGACGGAGACGGGAAAGTCGAATGCTGGAAGATCATCACTGGGAATGACGATTCCGTCCTGCTTGACAAAGAACAGATCGCCGGCATTCAGTTTTCAGCGAATTGCCCTTACCTGATCACTCACCGCTTTTACGGACGGTCGCTCGCCGATCTTTTGGTTGAGGTGCAGAAGATCAAGACTGCGCTCTACCGGATCATGCTCAACGCCTATTATCACGGGGTTAATCCGAGGCCGTACGTGAACATGACGCAGGCGAACCGTTTCACGCTTGCGGACCTTATGAAGAACAAGCCGGGGTTTCCTATCCGTGTTGACGGCGACGGCGCGATTAATTGGCGGACGCCGGCCATTACCGGGGATGTCGTGCTTCCTGCAATAGAGTTCATGTCTACCGTCGCCGAAGGCAGGACGGGCGTCGTCCGCAATGCGCAGGGGATTAATCCGGACACGCTGCACGATACTGCGACGGGCGCGATGGAGCTGATGTCCGCAGCGCAACGCCGCATCCGGATGATTGCGCGCATTTTCGCGGAGACAGGCGTCGCCGACCTATTCGCCGGGCTGCACGATCTCATCGTCCGGCATGGGAGGAAAAAGGCGACGGTGCGGCTTCGCAATAAATGGATTGAGGTCGATCCGAACACATGGGCGCGCCGGAAGGATTTGAAGATTGATGTCGGGATCGGCTCAAACACGCGAACGGCGGACATGGCTTTTTGGGGAAATTATCTCACGATCCTGCAAAACGCCGCAGCCGCCGGCGTCGCGATAAGTCCGGCGCATCTTTTCAATGCGGTGAAGATGTTTCTGCGGGCCGGGAACGTGAAACATCCGGAGATGTATTTTCCGGCGCCTGAGGAACAGGAGCGGGCCGGCGGCGAGCCGCAGAATCCGGATGTCGTCAAGGCGCAGGGAGAGCTGGCGCTGAAACAGCAGGAAATGCAGTCGAAGATGCAGCTTGAGCAGCAAAAGTTTCAATTCGAGGCGCAACTGGCGCTTTACAAGACGCAGCTTGAGGCTGGGCTTGCGGAGCAGGCGGCGGCGACCGAGGCGCGGCTTGACGCGATCGCCATGGAGCGGAAGTTTGAGCTTGACGGCTTCAAGGCGCGTTCGGACGCGCAAGTCAAAACGATGAGCGCGGCGATCGGAGCGAAGTCGAAGTCGGACGCGGCGAATGCAAGGCTTTCAAATGTCAGATTAGGCGGCGCCATTGGCTGATGACGTGATTGAAGCCGGAAAAGTCCGGCATTTTATCGAGGCTTGCGGGCCGCGCCTCATCGCGCTTCGAGAGGGATACAAGGACCGTCTGGCGCTGATTTTCGAGCGAAAGATTGTCTTTGAGAACGGGGATCTGATGCGGGATGAAATCGAGCGGATCGGCGCAAAGCTTGCGGTATTCGGCGACTTTGCGGACGATCTCGGTCGCGCGCTTGCGGCAGGCGACATGGCCGCTGCTGAACAGGAGAGGAAGTCATGAAGACGGAAACGGCGCAAGCTGTCCGCAGCATTCAGGACCTTGGAGCGCTGATGGCGTCCGAGCGCGCGGCGAAAGCCGCAGCGCCTGCGCCGGAAGCGGAAGATGAAACCGGCGAAGGGCCGGACCCCGAACCGGAGCCGGAGGAGGCTCCCGTCATTGGGGATCGTGAGGAGGCGATCGAACCGGAGCCGGAGGAGGCTCCCGTCCCCGATGCGCCAAAGTCATGGCCGGCGGATCGCCTCCAGGATTGGGCGGCGCTTTCCGATAGCGCCAGGGAGTTCATCCTGAAGCGCGAAAGGGAGACGCATGCCGCGATTTCAGAGCGCGGCCGAAGGGCGGCGGAGGCCGAAGAGGCTGCGAACCGCAAACTGAGCGAATATTCGGAGCGAGCCCGAAAGCTTGATGAGATTTTCCCGCAAATGGTCGAAGCGCTGACCGGAAAGTGGGCGGGCGTCGATTGGCTGAAACTCTCGCGCGAAGATCCGGAACGCTACATTCAGATGCAGGCTGAATTGCGGGTCGATCAGGAGACGCTGAACCGGGCGGCGCAGGAAAAGGCGCGGAAGGATCAAGACGATCAACGTCGCGAGTTCGATAGTCTGATCGCGCGAAATCCGCAATATTCCGATCGCGAGTTGATTGCGAAGGAAGCGGCGGAAGTCGAGCGGTTTTTGACGGGGGAGGGCATTGACGCCGCAAGGCTGCAGTCGATGTCCGCCGTCGAATACGAACTCGCGCGCGATGCGATGAAGTTTCGCAACGCGCTGAAGACGAAGCCGGAGCCGCAAAAGCAGCCGCCGCAGAAAACGGCGCGGCCGACCGCGCGTCCTTCAAACGCCGATGCCGAGAAGAAGTCGCTCGAAGCGCAACGCAACAAGGTGAAACAGGCGGCTGTGCTTGGACGAAACGCGCAAGATCGCGAACTCGCCAAGCTCTTTATCGCCGAACGAACGAAGAGAGTGTAAGACATGGCTCAACCGACCAATACATTTTCCAGCTACGATGCTGGAGCGAACCGCGAAGACCTTTCGGACAAGGTTTCGCTGATCTCGCCTGAGGAAACGGTCCTGATGACGAATATCGGGTCCGGCAAGGCTTCTGCGACCTATCACCAATGGCCGATCGACGCCCTTGCGGCGGCGGTCGATACGAACGCCGTCATTGAAGGCGACGACGCGACGCTTGACGCCGTAACGGCGCTGTCGAAAGTCGGAAACTACACTCAGATTTCCGATAAAACGGCCGTCGTGACCGGCACGCAGAATGTCGTTGACAGCGCCGGAACGGCCGAACGCATGGCTTATCAGGAAGCGAAGAAACTTCGCGAACTGAAGACCGACGTTGAAAAGCAGTTGCTTTCGAACAAGGCGTCGGTCGCCGGCAATGACACGACGGCGCGGCAGTCCGCCGGATTCGAGTCCTGGATTACGACAAACACCGATCGCGGCGCGACCGGCGCGAACGGCGGTTTTTCCGCCGGCATCGTCGCCGCTCCGACCGACGGCACGCAGCGGGCGTTTACGGAAACGATCCTGAAGAACGTGCAAAAGAAACGCGCGGACGCCGGCAACGCGACGAAGGAAATCATGTTGCTGATGGGCTCGCATGTGAAGACTGTGGCCTCCACTTTCGCCGGCGTCGCCACAAATCGCCGGGAGACGAACGACAGGGCGGCGAAGATCATCGGAGCCGCAGACATGTATCTCAGCGACTTCGGCTGGGTTGCGTTCACCTATTCGCAATTTTGCCGCACGCGCACGGCGCTGTTTGTCGATCCTGACATGGCGTCCGTCGATTATCTGCGCAACTTCCAGTCCTGGGATCTGTCAAAAACCGGCGACACGATGAAACGGCAGATGATCGTCGAGTACGTTCTAAGAGTCGATAACGAGAAGGCGCACGGCGTCGCCGCCGACTTGCTCACCTCGTAATCTGATCTGACGGCGGCATGCGCATCAGCCGCTGTTGCGGGGGCGGTCCGCTAGGATCGCCCCTTTTTCATGGAGAAGACATGGACAAGCAAGAACTTGAAAAGCGATTTGCCCAATCGCTCGGCGGTCAGGAGCCGCGAGCAGGAAAGCTCAAATCGGAGGAAATACCGCCTGGATGCGGCGCCTGCTATGTGGCGCTGCCGGACATGGTGTCAAACGGCAAGGGCGACAACGCAAAGCCCGGCGAGCGGATCATCGGGCCTAACAAGACAATCGACAATCTCGAGCTTCGCGGTCTCGCGTTCCGCGACGAGAATGAGGCAAAGGCCGCGTTCACGTCGCACAAGCGCAAGGTAGAGGCGGAGATTGCGGCAAGGCTTGAGGCGGAGCGCAAGCGCGCCGAAAACCGCCGCCGTTGGCGCGATGAAGCCGCGACAAAAGCGCTTGAAGGCGTCGAATGGACAAACTAACCGACGAAGCGGCGCCAGAGCGCGACGGCGGATGGCTGCTTTTGAAACACAATGCAGTCACCGGAGTCTCGGAATGGTGGAAATGGAACGGCGACGGAACGGCGACAATCCGAATGACGCAGGATGTTGAGCCGATCCTTGACAGCAATCAGGCTTTGGCCAACGCAAACGACGGATGGAGCGCTGCGAAGGACATGCGTCGCATCGCCTCCATACCGTACGTAGTATTAGAGGACTTCAGGAAACGCGGGGTTAACCTGTTGCGTCCTGAAAGCGACCTTGAGACGTTCAAGCGTATCATGAACGACAGCGACTATCGCAAGCTGCGAACGGCGGACTGGCGAGTATGACGGCGACATTTTCGGAACTGAAATCACGCGCGCAAACGCTGCTGGCGCGCACTGACCTTTCGTCCGACGTGCAAGAATGGGTTTCTGCGGCGGAAAAACATATCGTCGATCGTCTTCGCGTCCGGGAAATGCAGAAAATCAACGCGGCGATTCCGATCGCGGCCGGAGCGCTTATGCTGCCGTCCGATTTCATCGCCGTCGGCGAATTGCGGCTGGCGTCGAACAAGCGGGTTTACGTTACTTCCGCCGCTGAAGGCGCGCTCTTCGACTACGAGGAGTACGCCTTCGGCTCCGGTTACGGCTATTGGGCGATCATCGGCGATCAGCTTCTTATTCGACCGTCTCCGGCGGACGGCGAGGCGTATTGGATGTCATATTGGGCGGCTCCTGCGGCGCTGACAGAAACATTGCAGGAAACAAACGCCATTTTTCCGAAATACTTTGACGTTTATGTCGCCGGGACGATGTGGCAGGCGTTCAAGCAGGTGCGCAATTATGAGGCGGCGGACAGGTATCTTGCCGAATGCGACGCGCTTATCCAACGCTACAATCAGCGGCACATTGAGGAAATCGAAGGCTATTCACCGCTGGCGGTGAAGCCGCCGCAGGCGGCGTGATGCAAACGCCAGTCAAATTGCCGTTCGGCAAGCATCTTCCTGATCAGCCGGCGTTTCGCAATCCCGGCACGCCGTACCTCAAGAACGTACTTCCGGCGAGCGGATTTCTCCGCCCGATGGCCGGGCTCACCGCCTATTCGAACGCATTGTCCGGCAGAGCGCAAGGCGCGATTTCCGGACGCGACACGTCCGGCAACGTGTACACGTTCGCCGGCGATTCGGCGAACCTTTACAAGCTCGCCGGGCAATCCTGGACAAACGTATCAAAGCCAGGCGCGCCTCAAGTCGTCACGGTCAGCGGCGTCAATGTCACGGTCAGCGGCGTCAATGTCACTGTGACGCCGATAGGCGGCGCCTATGTCACGTCAAGCTCCGCGCAATGGGAGTTCATTCCTTGGTCGGACGATATTCTGATCGCTATCAACGGCGTCGATGCGCCGCAGAAAATAGACCCGCAAACGGGATTGAATTTCGCCGATCTTGGCGGTTCGCCTCCGCCGGCCGCGCATGGGGCGATCGTCCGATCATTCGTCTTCCTTGGAAACTGGGCCGGAAACGAAAACCTCATCGCCTGGTCCGCGATCGACAACGCTGAAGAATGGAATACGGACGGAACGCACCAGTCTGATCAGGAATTTCTGCCGTCCGGCGGTCCGGTGATGCGCATTTTCGGCGGCGAAACCGGGATAATCTTTTGTCAAACCTCGATCTACCGCTTTGCGTATGTCGGCAGTCCGGTCATTTTCCAGAAGGACGAGATTGCGCCGGGCGTCGGGCTTCTCGCTTCCGGCGCGGCGGCGCAATGGGGCGATCTCATCTTTTTTCTGGGTCAAAATTCGTTTTACAGGATGGACGCAAGGGGAACGCCGGCTACTATAGGCGAGTCCAGATGGAACAAGACGTTCTTCGCCGAACTTGACGAGAACTTCATAGACCGTATTACGTCGGCGATTGATCCTATCAACACTATCTGGATCATGCTTTACCCGAACGCATCGGCGACGAATGGCGTTCCGAACCGCGCATTCATCTATAATTGGGCGACGGATGATTGCGCCTTCGCCGATGTTGACGCGCAGATTGTTACGCCCGCCTATACGAGCGGCTTCAGTCTCGATGACTTGCAGACTATCACCGGGTTTGGGCTTGACAGACTGCCGTTTTCTCTTGACAGTCGAGTGTGGCAGGGCGGTCAGCTCATTCTCGCCGCGTTTGATCCGCTCAACAGGCTGGCGTTTTTCTCCGGAGAAACGCTTGAGGCGGAAATAGAGACATCGGAGCGCGATCAGGACGGAAGACGCATATTTGTGTCCGGCGTTCGGCCGCTCGTCGATGCGGCGAATGCGCAGGTGGCCGTCATCACGCGCGAGTTTCAGAGCGCGACGCCGGCGTCCGGTCCATATACGAGCATCGGACCGGACGGATTGTGTCCGCAGCACATAGAAGGGCGGTTTTTGCGCGCGCGACTGAAGATCACTGCGGGATCGCAATGGACGAAAGCGCAAGGCGTTGAGGCGTATGTCTCGCCGGCCGGCGAACTCTGATGGCGATTCGCCCGTTCACGCCTACGCTTAACCCGTCAGGCGCGCAAAGGCGGGAGATAGCCGAGCGCGTCAACGCTCTTTTGCGCGGCAAGGTCAATTCAACTGGATCGGTGACGCTGGCGAGCGGCGGGGCGACAACGACGACGCTAACGGACATCAATATCGGGCCTGAAAGCGTGATTTTTATGTCGGCGAGGACGGCGAACGCCGCCGGGTTCCTCTCCGGGCTATATGTCAGCGCAAAAATGATCGGATCGGCGACGCTGACTCATGCGGCTAACACGGCAGGCGACAGGATCTATGACTACGCCGTCTTTGGTTGAAAACATGACGCTGGAAATGGTTGTCGGCGATGCGATCGGCGTCGTTTGGGACAAATTCGGCGTCGGCGAGTTATTCCGCGCGCAAGAGAAATCGGCCGGAGGGCGCTGGACGGCTGATTTCCTTAGATCGCAGGCGGAAAGCGACAAAATGCAGCTTTGGCTTGTTCTTGAGGATCGTCAAAACATCATGGCTGCGCTGGTTACTGACACAAATCCATATGCGAACGGCCTCAAGACTTGCATGGTTGTGGTAGTCGTCGGGTCAAATCCGCGATCATGGATCCCGTTGCGGCATGTGCTCGAAGACTGGGCTAAACGGTCAGGATGCGCGTGGATCGAGGCGATCGGCCGCGTCGGCTGGAAAAGGATCATGCCTGACTGGACGCCTTCGGCGGTGTTTTTTGAAAAGGCGCTCCTGTGAATATCAAGAAAACGCGGACTTCGACGGAGACAACGACGCCGAATGCGGCGCCGGAACTGCAATTCGCGCTTGATCAGCAAAGAAGCCTCTTCAACCTTCTTTCAGGCCGGCAGGCCGCGCCGTTTCAAACCTATGCCGACTTCGCGCCTGAGACGCTGCAGGGGCTTGACTTGACAGCGCAGCGCGCGCTTGCCGGGTCAGGCGCAGTCGATGCGGCGCAGGCGGCAGCGCAACAGATCGCCGGCGCAGGCTTCCTTTCGCCTGAGGCGCAAGGTTATATTTCAAAGCTCGCCGGCGGCGGCGCGCCGAACGCTGCGGCACAATATTTACTTCCGACAGCGCAAGGCGCTTATCTCGACTTCGGCGCCAATCCGTATTTTCAGGCCGGCGTCGGCGCGATCAATGATAGCGTCGGGTCGATCTTCGAGCGAGCCGGTCGCACTGGCTCCGGAGCGAACCAGTCAAGCGTCGCGCGCGGCGTCGGCGATCTGGCCGCCGGCGTCTACAATCAGGAACGGGCGAACCAGCTCGCCGCAGCGAACGCGCTCGCCGGAATTTACAATCAGGATGTGCAGAACGCTTTCGGCGCGTCCGGCGTGCTTGGATCGAACGCCGGCGCGCGGCTGAACGCGGCCGGTCTCGCGCCGGCGCTCGCAAATCAGGACTATATCGACCTTCAAAATCTTTTGAACGTCGGAACAATCCGGCAAGGGCAAGATCAGCGCTCGTTAGACGAACAGCTTTACCGTTACAATTTCCCTTATGAAAACGCGATTCAGGCGACAAACCTTCTCAATCTCGGCGTCGGCCAACTGGGACCGCTTCTCGGTCAAACGACGACAGGAAAGTCTACGGAGAAAAGCTCCGGGGGGCTGCTTGGCAGCATTCTTGGCGGCCTGCTGACTGCCGGCTCATTGGTCGCGGGCGGTCCGGCCGGCGGCGCGGTCAGAGGGTTCGGCAATTTATTCGGCGGCGCGCCGCAACTCGCCGGGACCAGTCCTCAACTGAATTACGGCGGCGGCTACACTTCCGGGACGTTCCGTTTGCCGTTTGGAGGATAGAATGCCGTTTTTCCAGAACCTGCAACGCGGCGTAGGCGGCATTCTCGACAGGATCAACGCGGCTTCGCAAACGCCCGCCTTCGGGCTTGGGATCGGTTTTCTACAAGGCGATCCGCAGGCCGGTTTACGCAATGCGGCATTCGCGCTTCAGGCGCAAATCGAACAGCAGCGCTATCGCGAAGATCAGGCGGCGCGTCAGCAAGCGGCGCAAGCGCAAGCGCAACAGCAGGCGGCTGAAAACCAGTTCCGCGAGAGAGCGCTAGCGCTTCAGGAACAGGCGCTTGATCCGGCAAGCGTAAGGGAAGCGGCTTTTGTGCATCCGAACGATCTTTCGGCGCAGCGCAGGTTTGTTTCGTCAATGCGCGATAAGGGCGCGTCAAACGGCGTCACCTACACTATGCCGGATGGCACAGTGCTTCAGGTCGGCGGAACGCCGGGCGGCGCCGGACTCGGGATCAAGGGGAGGAACGATCTTGATACGCGGCGCCTCAATACAGCCGATCAGATGCAGCGCATCAATCAGATTGTCGCCGTATATGACGCGCGCTTCCTTAAAGCAGGAGAAAAATTCGACAACCTGATGTTGACGATCAAGGACAAGGGGATACTTCCGGGCGCGATTTCCGCCGAAGAGCAAAAGAGCATTGCGGACTTTAGCGCATTTCGGCAATCCGCGTTCAACAATCTCAATGCGACATTGCGCGAAATGTCCGGGGCTGCGATCACGCCGCAGGAGGCCGAGCGCCTGACAAAAGCGCTTCCAAATCCCGGCAAAGGCGTTTTCGACGGCGATTCCCCGACGCAATTCAAAACGAAGCTTGATACGGTGACGGATCAGTTGAAGCTGGCCATGGCGAGATACAATTACGCCGCCGCGACCGGCATTCCTTATGAATCGACCAATATCGTATCTCTCGACCAAATGAAGGACTTCATGAACAAGCGCGCGAATGAATTAGAAACTCAGATTCGCGCGCAAAATCCCGGCGCTTCGGAAGATGACATACGGGCGACGGTCAAAGCGCAGCTTCGCGCCTTGTTCGGGGCGTTCTAATGGCCCAATACGATTACGCGTCGGACCTTCTACGACCGCAGCAGGATGAGGAAAAACCCGCGACGTATGACTACGCAAGCGAGCTTATTGCAGGTTCTCGAGTCGAGAGACTAGACCTTCCGACTGTATCGCGTGAGAACATCAAGGGATCTATAGCCAGCCGGACTCTGGACGCGCCTGGAATGAACGCGCTTCAACGGGAAATCGCAAGCACTAAGGCGGCGATTGGCTTCGTTCTGAACACAAACGACAGAGCGCGCGCCGACATCATCCGTAATAACTTTCCAAACGCGGAGTTTGGACGCGATGAAAACGGCCGCATTGTTGTGCGCGGATCGCCAAACGAGCCATACGCCTACATAAACGCGCCAGGGTTTGACAGGCAGGATATCATTGATATCGCCGGCGATGTTGTGAAGTTTGCGCCGGCTTCACGCGCGGTGCAGGGGTTGTCGCTGGCCGGAAGAATCGGAGCCGGCGGGGCGCTCGCCGGGGCGACAAGCGCGGGATCTGACCTAGCATCCGGACTGCTTGGGTCGGAGCAGGGCGTTGATCCTGTTAAGGCCGCGCTTTCCGCCGCTGGACAGGCTAGCGGCGAAGTTGTCGCGACCGGTCTCGCCGGTCTGTTGCGCCGTGCGCGCGGAGCGGCGGCGTCCGGAGATGACCTTGCGCGAACGCTGGAATCTGAGGCCGCAAAGGCCGCAAGGCGATCGACGGCAGGGGCGCAAGCGGCGGATGATCTCGCGCGGCAATTCGATATTCCGTTGACAAGGGGGCAGGCGACAGGATCGCTTGAGCAGCAGGCGTTTGAAAGCAGGGCGCTTCGCGGCGCGCTTGGCGATCGAGCGCAGCAAATATTGGAGACGTTCTCAAGGGATCAAGCGCGGCGCGTCGCGGACGCAGGTTCAA